TGACAAGGTTGTCTATCTTGTTGTTACCACCTAAACTGCTAGGGATAACATGATGTTTTTCACTATAAACTTTAACATCTAATACCCGTGTTTTAGCACGATTGACAATATCGTAATACCAACGAGTGTATTTGTTATCAATAAACAGCATAGTAATGTATTTATGGGCTTGATTGACCAGAAAGTCAAAACCTCGTATAATTACAGTTATGAATCAAACGTACGACGAACTTTTTGAACGCTTAGATCGTGCTATACAGCAGATAAATGCTGTTAAAAGCCGGGTGGCCCGTCATGACCTAACCAAAATGACTCGTGCTATAGATGCTAAAATGACAGAGGTAGATCGAGAGCTGGTAGAATGTCGTAGGCTACACCGAGAGACACTGCGCTATCGAGAATTACGTCACGAAGCCAGCGAGCTTGTAGACAATTTGGAAAAACACATTACCTTTGCCGCATTAATCGGTTGACATTTTTTTAATTTACACTACAATACACATATGGCCAACAAAGATAAAAATTCACAAATTAAAAGACTAAACCCCAAGGGTGCCGAAACCAAGTACATAGGTTTTGAACCAGAGTGGAATTTTCAACCCACTTCTGAAAATCGCCTGAGTCGCCTGGCACAGGCCTTTAACTGGTACAACTATCACTACGGCAAACGAGATGCCAAGGAAATGTTGTGTCATTATCTAGAACACAATCATAGAAAACCCGATGCCAAATTAATGCGTGGCATTCCTGACAGTCAAATTAGATTGACACCGGCCTGGGCATGTCGCATGACCTTGATGGGCCTGGAATTAACTGAACACGAGCAGTGTATTGTGGATGAACAGATCAGCATCATGCTCAAGATCAAACAAGAAATTAAACGGGCACAAACTGAAATTGATGCAGATGCGGCCGTGGTTAAACTAACAATCCAAGATCACCTGCGTGAAAAAGTATCAGAGTGCTGTGGCGAACTAGAAGGCATGTTTGATGACTTTGTTGTCAAGGGTGCCAAGATGTCCGCAGACTTTAGCCCAATCAAACTCATGCGTAGTTTAAACATCAGCCCCAACATGACCGGCACAGTATCGGCGGTATGGGAACTACGACTTGCTGAATTCACAGAAGTGCTAGAAGGCGTAGACCCTGACCTGGTAGAAGGTTACAGTCATTTAAATAAGAATCAACTTAAACAGTGTGTCAAGTTCTGCGAAACAGTGATCAACGATTGTGGCAGTTATGTACAACTAAAAAAGGTAGAACGCAAGCCCAGGGCCAAGAAAGCTGTAAGCCCAGAAAAATTAACTCGTAACTTTAAATTCATGAGAGAATTCGAAGAGCTTGGTCTTAAGTCTGAAGCAGTTACTAAATTAATTGGATCGAGCGAAGCATGGTTGTATGACACAGTCAAGCGTAAACTCATACACGTCATGGCTGACAGCCACATTGGTACCTTTACAGTCAAGGGATCGGCCATTGTGGGCTTTGATGCCCTGGCTACTGTACAAAAAACACTGCGTAAACCCGCTGAACAAATTAAACTGGTAATGGGCAGTAAACCCACAGCTCGCAAGGAGTTTGAGGGTATCAAATCTACAGAAACCAGGTTTACAGGGCGTGGCAACGAGAATATGATCATACTACGAGCCTGGTAAATACAAGGGAACGGAGTTCCCTATACTATGGCTGAAGCAGAATCTACACTACCAACACTAAAACAAAATCTCATTGAATATGTTCGCCTACAACTGGGCGATCAGATCATTGACATTGAATTAGATGCCGCGCACTATGAATCTGCGTATCGCAACACTATCAGCACCTATCGTCAACGAGCACAAAATGCCTATGAAGAAAGCTATACCTTCATGGAGTTGGCCACCAACGTAAACATCTATACCCTGCCGCAAGAAGTTATCACTGTGCGTCAAATTTTCCGTAGAACCTTTGGCGATTCAACAGGGCCATTTGCGTCAAACTTTGACCCGTTTAGTCAGGCCAGTATGAACGTGTACTTGATGAACTTTAACGTGGCCGGCGGCTTGGCCACTTACGATTTCTACAGTCAGTATGTTGAGTTGGCTGGACGTATGTTTGGCGCCTACATGAATTACACATTTAATTCAGTGACCAAAAAGCTACAGTTGATCCGTGATCCCAAAGGCACCGGAGAAAATGTTCTGCTTTGGACCTACAACCTCAAGCCCGAAGTAAACTTATTAAGTGATTTCCAAATTAGTAAATGGATCAAGGACTACATGTTCTTCAACTGTAAAACTATCATTGGTGAAGCACGTGAAAAATTTGGACAGATTGCTGGTCCACAAGGCGGCGGCACCCTAAATGGAGCCGCAATGAAATCTGAAGGTATTGCCGGTATGCAACAGTGCATTAAAGACCTTGACAACTATGTAGATGGCAGTCAGCCAATTACTTTTGTAATCGGCTAGATTGGATAGGTAGTCGATTTTAAACCTTTATTCCACGGAATTCTGCCTTTTAGTGCTTTACTTAATTTTTCTTTTTTCTCCTCACTACAGGAAGGTCTAATATTCCATCCAGGTGTATTTGCTTTAGATTTTCTTGTTTCTGATAATTTTTGTCTAGTTTCTTTACTAACAACTTTACCTTTGTGAGCTTTTCCAATCTTCTTCCTAGTCTCTTCGGTTTGTAATCGAATTGGTCTATTTTGTTGAGCCAAACTCATTTTTAATCTTGATTCTGTAGTTTGAATTCTGCCTTTTTGCCCAGCACTTATTTTAGCACAATGCTCGTCGGTCAATTTTCTACCTTTTAATTTTGCGCTCGCGCTTGCCTTGGCTTTTTCTGATCTTACTGCACCAGAAGAACCATCGCCGCCATCTGTTAAATTACGCAAAATACCAGTTCCAATATCTTTGCGACCGTACCATTGTATTAAGCGTCTTTCAATAGCAAGTGCGCCAATGTCAGATAAATTTGATTCTACTATTACGATCCTATGTTTATCAGTAGGTACCTTAACATTATGCTCTTTCGCCCAGGCTCTACTACCAGTGCCTTTGCCGATATAGTACGGAGTTAATTCTTTTTTACGCAGATATGCATAAACATAAAATTTAAGTGGATAAGTAGACATGCTGATAGTTCCTTTATAACTGTTAGAGTAGTTGGATACCCCCGTATCGCGAACTACACCTTTATTTAGCCATAATAGTTGAAATTTTTCAAAAGTTAATGTATAATACGTGTATGAGCTCATTGATGATTGATATTGAAACCATTGGAGTTGCGCCTGGCGCAACTATTTTAACCATTGCGGCACAATCATTTGATCCCTTTGGCCAGGGCTATTACAATGAACAATATTATGCTCGTATAACATTAGAGTCACAAGAAAATCGAACAATAGATCAATCTACAATAGATTGGTGGGCAACCCAGCCTGAAGCCCAGGCAGAAGCCTTTATGGAAGAAGGACGTATAGATTTAGATCAGGCGCTAGATAGTTTGGGTAAACTTATATGGCATAGTAATTTGATATGGTGTCAAGGACCAACATTTGATTGTACAATTCTTGAACACGCCTACAAGAGTTACGGTAAACCAATTCCGTGGCAATATTACAAAGTAAGAGATAGCCGCACCGTCTTTTCTCTATGGCCTGAGCTACCCAAACCACCTACATCACATCATGCTCTGGAAGATTGCCGTCGTCAAATTGACATGCTTCAAGCAACACTGAAACAACTCAACATAAAGGCACTTAAATGATTATAGGAATTTGTGGTTTGATTGGCGCAGGCAAAGATACCGTTGCTGACTACCTGGTAAACATACACCAATTCCGAAGAGAGTCATTTGCAAACAGCCTAAAAGATGCTGTGAGTAGTGTGTTTAATTGGGACCGAGAACTCCTAGAAGGGCGCACAAAACAAAGCCGTGAGTGGCGTGAACAGCCAGATCCGTGGTGGACAGCTAGACTAGGGCAAGCAGTTACTCCACGTTGGGTGTTGCAATACTGGGGCACAGAAGTATGCCGCAGAGGGTTTCACGATGACATCTGGATTGCCAGCTTAGAAAACAAAATCCGCAACAGCCG